AGATTGCACTACCTAATGGTCAGACACAAGGTGGTAGCCCAATCTTTAAAGAACATTCTATTATTAATAAAGCTGGGAAGGTTCAACTGTTAGGGATAATGGCTAATGTAGAGTTAGTTGTTACACCATCAGAAGAAGAGGAATAATGATAAAGTTATATGATAAAGAAGATATCAAGAGAATGGCTGACAAGGTCGGTGGCGTTTACCAACTTTCAGTTACTACTGATATTCAAGTAAACACTTTGTATAGATTGTTACGTGGTGAATTTAAGCCAAGTTTCAATACATTACAAAAGCTTATGGTTATGGAAGAAGAGGAATAATGAAGAAAACACCAATGCTAACTAAGACTGCAAACGATAGAATAAACTATATTATGAGAGACTTGTTATCTCAAGGTTATAGTGGAACGATGTTAGGCGAAGAGTTTTATAAAACTACTAATCCTGCCTATAGATTCGCAGCTTTTATGGCACTTGATATGCAAGAATCTATTGGATTTGTTCCATCTAAACAATTAGAAGATATGATTACATTTGTTGTTTGGGGTGGAGAAGAGGAATAATGGAAGGTTATGAATACCCCTATTATTCGCCTACTCATACATCAAGTGGAGAAGAAGAATAATGAGAAAATATATATTTTATTTAATCTTGATAATAATTTTAATAAATATATTATTTACAATTAAAGATATTTGGCTTATCCAAGTATAGAAAAAAAGGAGGAATTTGGGGTGGAGAAGAAGAATAATGTTTAAGAGAACAAAAAGATTTCTATGGAAGATAGAGGAATGTCTTTACTTTATAGAGGTAAAGATAAGTAAATATATAAGGAGGAAATATGGCGGGAAATACATTTAAAGCATTTTCCAAAAGAGAAGAGAGAAACCACACTACATCTAATGATAGTAGAGATAAGTTTCTCATGTGGCAGAAAGAAAAGAAAGCAATAGCTGATGACCTATACATCTTTGGAGGTAGAAGGTTGTTAGGAGTAACTAATAAAGATGTGCCTATCTATGCATCTTATTCAGTGGATAGAGATACACTAGAAATAAAGGTAGCGTTGACACACGACATGGAAACAATACGTAAATCTAAGCTGTGTCCTAGAAAGATAACAGTTGGATTGAATGAGAACTCACCTGATTTAGATTGGTCTATGAGACCTAAGACTAAAGCAGACCATGGTGAAGTTACACAAAAGACTTTAAATTATATAGAAGACTTGTTTGCCATAGCAGAGAGTCCTACTAGGGCTAAAGTTAATGGTAAATGTAGTAGCTTATTGTTTATGTGGGTATCTAATTGTATATATACAGGTAGTACAGAAAAGAATAAAGCTTTATGGCATGATATAAAGACACAGTGGAGATTTCCATCTGGTGCGTACTTTACAGTATGGGGTTAGATATGAAAGATAATAAGTTAGATACATGTGAAACATTTATGGATGATAACGGTACATACATTACCATATGCAGCACTCCAAGACATAAAGGAAAAGATGGAGAGACAGTAATCTTCCATGGATGAAAAAAATTTATAGAAGACGTAAGAACAAAACTCTTGACGTCCTACGGTTTACCGTAGTTTTTAGCTTTCCTAAATAAATCAGCTCTACCTTGAAACTTTAATCCTCTGTATACATGTGCTTGGTCTTCAGCAGTTAGAGTCTTTTGTTTGCTACTAACCTTACCGAATGCAACATCAGCTATAGCTTCATTCTGTGCTATTCTTCTGTTCAATTCACCTGGACCTAACCCATGATATCCCTTACCAGTCATAAACCTTTTATCTTCTCCAGTAGGTTGATACTTCTGTGTAGGTTTTTGATATTCCTTTGTAAAATTTTTTCTCATTGTTAAATATTTAGCAAACACAGATTTTCTATACGCTGATTTATCTGCAGCATCTAATTTATCATAGACACCTTTATGAACACCTAACTTTGTATATGGATTCTTAGCCATTAATCCTACTTAGTAATTTGTTTTTTAGCGTATGTCTTGATGACTGCTAATGCAGCACCACCACCAGCTAACGCAGCTAACTGGAGCGCTCCAGCATCTACACCAACTAATGGAGCGACAGTCAAGGCGCCGATAAAGGCCTCGATGAATGTCCAAACGGTTCTTTCGATAACGTCTTTTAGTTCTTCACTCATTTTATAACTCCATGCTTCGTTCCAAGGGGTCCACGCCACATCCTTCTTGAATGTACCTTCAGATGTTCTTGCTCTAATCTTATTAAACATACTACTTAGTATAGTCTTCAGGTTTCTTTTTACCTAATCCACTCTTACTTAATATGTCATCTAATTGTGTTGCTGCTAATCCAGCTAATGCTATTGCAGGCATTCTCTTGTAGAATTGTTTAGCTACTGTAGCTGCTACGGCAGCAGCTTTAGCTGCATCACCACCTAATTCTGATAAAGCTTTCTTATATACTGATTTATATTTAGGAGAATCTATTGGATTCTTTGCATAATTTTTACTATCAGCTTTCTGTCTATTAACACTTGTAGGTATTGTACCTCTTGCTTCCATATTCTTTACCCAGTTCTTATGTTCTATATCTTTATTTATAAAGTATTGTTGCGCTCCTACTTTTTTAATCTCAGCTTCTTTAATAGCTTCTGGACTACCTTGAGATGGAGGAGTATCACTTGGTTTATAACCTTGAGTACCTTCTCCAAATCCTTTTTCTGGTCCTTCTACTTTAGCTAAAGCTTCTGTTACTAAAGGTGCTTCAGGTGTACCACCAGCTTTTACATTAGTTAATTTAGATAAACCTCCTTGTGTAGCTTTAATATCTTTTTTTAAAGATTTTACTTCAGCAGCTGTCTCTGGTACTGATACACCAGCATCAAGCATTTTATTTTTAAGTCCTTCTAAAAATTTTAATTCTTTTTGTTGTTTTGCAAGTTTAACTTCTAATGCATTTCTTTGTATAATCTGATGGTCAGCTATAGGAAACTTATCTGTAACTGTTTTACCTAATTCTTTTTGAACAGGTACTTTACCTTCTACCCATATGTCATCACCCACACCCATATCTCTAATAGGTACTGTAGTTTGACCAAACATCTTATGTGCTATAGCTCTAGTAGTAGCTTTACCTGAACGTTGACCATAGATACCTTCTGGTGAACCAATTAAATCTTCTGACCAAGCACTAGCTTTAGGCGTACCAACTGATTCAGATGTACTTTCTATAAGTTTATCTGTATAATCTAATCCTTTAAACTCACTAGCTCTCTTAACTATGGCTTCAGTTTCTAATTGTTCTACTGATTTACCTAACTTCATACGTTCAATTTGTTCTGCTTCTTCTAGCTTTGCAAATTCTCCTGCTAAAGATTTTTGAACATCTTCAGTTATATTAGGAGTTTCTTTTAAATATTTATCTATAGTTCCTTTTTCTTGTGTATAAAAGTTAGTCATTCTACTTATTTCTGACTCTGTATATGAAGTAGAACCAGTAAATGTTTGCCAGTTAGTTGCTTTACTAACACCAGTTTGTAATTTACCTTCAATTGATGGAGTTCCTTTAGGTGCTTCGATAGCCCCAGCTTGTAGAGCATCCTCTTTTAACATTCGATTTAATAATGTTCTTTCTTTTTTATTAAGTTTCTTACCAGTAGCTGGATTAGTACCACTCTCTGCTATTGATTGTAATTTTTTTAATTCATCAGCACCAAAACCATCACTTACTCCTGTAATATTTTCTTCTACAATTTGTGAACCGAAGTCTGCTACACGTTGTTGTTGCTTAAGTGGGTCACCAAATTCTGGAGTATCACCATAGTCTATCTTTATTTCAGAGTCACCTGTAGGTACTTCTGGTTCATCTCCGAACTTTATACTTCTTTTAAATTGTATTGGTTTAGGCATTAATCTATCTTTCTTCCATCAAGTTTAGCAGATACTACCTGGATTTCTCCACTTATCTCTTGTAGTTTCTCCATTACTGTACTTGTAAGTATGACATCATCAGTTGACTTATTAGATAGTTCTTGAACATCACCATCATAATCTATATAAGTTACCTCAACGTCTAAGCCAGCTTCAATAGCTGATTGAACACGTGGGTAAACAAACTTATAGGCGTCAACACTACTACCAATAAAGCCATCCTTAGCTATTCTATTGTTAGTTTGAGTGTTACCTAGTATTAAACAACCAGCAGTATGCTCATCAGTATTACCTGTATGCCATAAGATATACTCAAATCCTGGTACATCTTGTACCCATATCATGCCTTTATGAAAGTCACCATACTTTGATGCATATCTTGTATGAAATCCACCAACAGTACGTAGCTTTAGCTTGTAAGTACCAGCTGGTATTCTTGTTTCTCCGTAAACCTTAACATCTCTCTGTTCATCTTCTAATGTGTATGCAAGAAATGTACGCTTACCTCTGTCAACTTCAAATAGCAATCCTGATGTAGAGTCTTTACCACTACTAACTCTTAATACCTCATACTTCATTATTATCTTTTACCTTTACGGCCAGTCTTGTAAGCTTTCTTCTTACCCTTCTTGGTTATTGGCATCATACCTCCTAATTTTTACTTGATAACTTGTACACCCTAGGTTAACACAAGTTTTGTATTTCTTAAAGAACTTCAAAATATCTCCACAATCAGAACATTGGTTTATTAATTTTGTAATGTTACCTACTTGTAGTAGCTTTATTACTTTTATCTTTTCTGAATCCTATGGTTAATAACCATACACCTAATGTAATTAAAGTCGCAAGACCTGTAACCTGTTGAGCTGAACCAGTAAGAGTAAGCGTAGCAATAACTAAACCTACTAAAGTCCAACTAAGATTTAAAGTTTCTTTAATTATGGTAATAAACCAAGACCATAGTTTTTTAAACATTAATAACCTTTAGTGCCATATTTGTTTTTACTTTTTTTAGTATGAAACTCTGTACCACCAGGTCCTAATGCACGTTTAGTACCTTTATAAATACCTTTACCAGCTTCATATCCCCATGCTGTAATGCTTGCAGCTTTACCAATTTTAAAAGCAGTACCTATATTTTTAGAAAGGGAACCAGTTCTTGCTGCTATAGCTTTTTTGTTAGCTTCATTTTGTAAGTAACCTTTAGGAATAACAGTAAAAGGATTTTTAGTACCCCCTCCTATACCTGTGTATGGTGCTTTAGGTCCTGTGTATTTAGGATATTGTTTAGTTATAACTTTTTTATAAATATTACTTACTTTAGGTGAAGAAATGAGACCTAATTTATATAATTGGTTTTGATATTTTAAATTTCTAGCTACTTTCATAGTAGTTTGTAAAGGTGTATCTAAAGAAGCTTTAGGTATCTTACCTAAATGTCCTCTAAAATTATGATAGTCTCT